ATGAATTTAATATCAAAGATCTATTAAAATTTGAACTTATGCTTTTGTAAATTAATGAGTTCCAAGGCTTGTCTAAAGCATCCTTTTCTATTAATTCCACTGCCAAGCCCAAAGAGATTCTTGCAGTTTTAGAGTTGAACTTCGACTCTATGTGATTCATTTTATCCTTTATATAATATGAACTTAACTTGTCATCTCTTTTTTCTTTATTAACTATAAACTCAATACTTTCATTTGTCATATTGTGAATAGACGCTTTATTAAGTTCATAAAATATTTCAAACATTTTGTTTTCCTTAGATTCTTCATAATCTGAATTTAACTCAACTGTTTTCCATATGTTTTTTATATTAATTAACTTCCCATTAAAGAAGCCCTTTTTGAATGGGTTTAATACAACTCTTTTTAAATACCCAAGTTGATTTCTTATTCTAACTGCCGGATGCAATTTCTCAATAAATGAGTTCTGACCTGTTTTAATCACACTTTTCATCGTGTTAAGTGTCTTGATTAGATCTGATTTAACATTTGAAATAGAAAATATCACCCACTCTGAAGTTATATCCTTTATTATCTCACTAATTTTTCCATCAGAATTTATTTTAATATTATTTGATTTCACAAATGTCATTATTGTTCTTTCATTTTTTCTCCAAAGTTCTTCAAGATATGAAGCAACAGAATCATTGCTTCCGTATTCCAGTTTAAAAATTTTAAGTGATGTTTCCTCTTCTGTTTGTTCACTTGTTGAATCTAGAGAAAAAATAGATTCCTCATCTTCCTTTATTTCACCGAATTCCTGAGCATCCTTTAAGAACTCCTTGTCTAATTGGAATTTTGCATTCTCTATTATTTTAGGATCCACTTCTTTAGCAATTTCACTATTGAAAAGTTCTCTGAATGATTCTAAATTAATCCTTCTTCTCTCTTTGTAAAGAACTTTCTTATTTTCCCAAATATCTGAATTTTTCATCATCAATTTTATCAATTTTAATCCTTTTTCAAAACACATAATTCTAAACAGATTTGCTTTGTATCCAAAAGTGATTAAATGGTGTGGTAGAGAGTAATATAATCCTCCCATTTCAATTGGTATATGACTTTTTGTTCTATGTTCTAACATACCCCACTTTTTCCTGACAATCCAGTTTATCAATATCTGAGACATAATTATCTCCTTTACTGTTGAACCGTTTGATAATAAATCAAAACTTCTTCCAATTGAAGCCATAATATCTCCAGAAGGGCTTAATCCTGGTGCGTCAGCACCTAAAGATGCAAAATATCTTGAAGTAGGAATTATAACCTTGCCCATTCCTATAGTTGCTTGTAGTATTTCACCTCTTACTGATATAAACCATTTAAAAAATGAAGGATGCTGTGAAAAACATTTCCAACAAAAGATTAATAGAATTAAAACAAATTTCATGACATCAGAATTCCTTAACTGAGTTATCTCAACATCTACAGAATCTTCTCGTATGTACCAAACAGTTTTAGGTCCACTTTTTTTCTTATAAATAGTAATTTTAATAACCCTTGTTTGTTTATCAAATATTTTGTTTTGCTTACTCTGTAAAACTTCCAAAAGCTTTCCATCAGTCTCTATACTTGTAATAGTTATTTGATCGTCAGAATGTCCACTCGACCTTATTGCATTGTTAACTCCGAAGGAGTTCAACATGTAGTCTAAAAGCCTATGTATCATGTTTGTCATCGTTGTAGCTGTAACATTTATTCCTCCTAGTGAAAATCCATTCACTTTAGCTAGTAGAATAGTATCGATCTCAAGTTTTTTATAAACATGTTTTTTCTTTCTATAGCTATTTTTTAATAACATGAGAACATTAGAAATTCCATCCATGACTTCAATCTTTTTACCATCCTTGCTGGTTCTTGTCATTTTCCCTGCAAGAAATTCAAATTTAGCCCTTAATGCCT